ACAAGTGACTTGGAATGATGTATCATTCTCAACGAGTTGCGACACATAGAAAACTTGATAAGAGTTATCGTAATAAAACGAAACAAACATATCGTCTTTGATATATTTGATGTCTTCATGCAGTTTCCCATTGACAATCTTAGGAATTGTGAAATCGAATGTACTCGTTGCGTATTCAAGGTAAGGATGCCACTGACTGTTAGAGTATGGCAACATGCCCGGAACGTTGTTATTCAAGGCACAAACCTTACGCATGTTCTTGTCATGAATCCAAATCTGCATTAAACGAAACGCTCCTTCCATGTTACTTCAATTGTTGGGTCAGTTCTTGTCCAACTAGACGTGTAGATATCGATTTCAGTTTCACCAGTGCCGATACTGAACGGCTCGGATAAGTAAGTTAGCTCGTTAGACGCTGGCAAGTTATCAACTAGGGTCTTGCCTTTAGCCATGTCTATCTCTAGGATAGAACCCTTACGAAAACGGTTAGGGATATCTTCTTCTTTGTTTACATAATCTTTCCGATAGACAAAGCTATCAAGATACATGTGGGTTACAAGCGGTGCATCACCAAGACCAAAGAAACCAACACTTATTTTTGCTGATTTCTTCCCTTTGATTTCAGGTATCTTAAATCTAGGGTATCCGCCTTGGTAATAAAATTGTATTTCATCATCAAACCGTTGCATATCCGACCAACCTTGTGGCTCATTAAATGGGTTTTGGGTTTGGATATGCGTACCCCAGAATGATTTCCTGTCTAGTGTTCGATAACTTCCGTTACCGTCACTAGCAAGGAAACGATACTCGCAACCTAGACCGTTGACATGTTTAAGGGTTTCCACGCCGTAGAGGAATGTGCCGTTTGCATCCGTAACAGATATTTTGATATATCCGCACTCGTTAGATGCACCGAGCCAAAAAATCTGTCTCCACCACATATATTCATATAGAGAGCCTTTTTCGCCGTTGCTATCTGCTGGGATATCCCATGTAATCGAGCTCCCACGGAGCAAAGTTGAGCCACTACCTCGATTGGTTAAGGCTATGTGAGGTCTCCCCCACGCATTATCAATCGCAAGCGTTCCATTCAAACTTTGCAAGTTATCGTTAAAACGCCCTTGGTTTTTAGCACCAACTGCAAAACCATTAGTGATCCAGTTGTTAGAAACATAGTCAAACAGAATTTCAGACTGTTTCACCGTGCGTGTGTCAGTTTCATTAGGGTTGCCAATCTCATAACTTTCGCTAGAAGACTTCACAATCCCAACCCAGCCATTATCTGAGTTAAACTTCAGCTTAATATCTGGGTATGTTTCAGCCGTCCCAAAATTCTTCAAGGTCGCTTTGTAATGTCCAGTCGAAACCTTCTTAATACTTCCGTATTTCGTTTCACCGTCACTACTTACTAAGGCTTGTGCTTTGTTTTCACCATAGCTTTTCGAACGTAACCGTTACTGTGGCAGTGATTGGTGCCGTGTTCTTATCAACCGTTAATGACGCTTGACCAGACGGGATGGCTTCCCAAACCTTGTTGGGTTCGTCACCAAAAATCAATGTTTTTGGTTTATCAACATTAAGATAACCGCCCAACGTTTCAGCAATAGTATTAAAGTAGTCGTAGTTTCCGACTAGGGTAAACGACACTTGAATTTGCTTGACTGACAAGGTACTGTATAGGAATTGCTGACCATAACGCCTACGCCCTTGGTCTTGATAGTTATTGTTAAAATTGGATGCCACGTTTTTTGTGACATCAACTGGAACGGTACGCCCTTGACCTTCATTAAATAATTCGGTTAAGTTTTTACCGTCAAAAATGACTGACATTCCTATCAAATAATGCTACCTCCTAGCAACGCTTGTCTGCGTTCGTAATCGTTTGTCGCCTTAGTCATGAATGGCGCAAGACCATTCGACACGCTTCTACCATCGATGATGTTTCTAACCTCGATAGGGTTAGAGCCATTAGTTACCAATTGACCAAGTAAGTCAATCATGACATCTAGCTTGCTTTCCAGAACAGAAACACGCTCACGGTCTGAAACGTCATCGTGGTTTCCTTGTGGGGCATCGCCCGCAAAACGTGCCACTGCTTCAGTAAGTAGTTGCCATGCTCTACCACGTTTAGCGATGTCTGTTGGAATGACATATTCTGGCATATCGCCTTCAGCCAATTCATAAACGCCGTTTTTGCGGACTAGACCACCGTTAGCGTAGCCATGCCCGTGTCCGATAACCGCAAGCATATTACCGCCATAACGAGATTTCGCATAAGCGATACCAGCCAAAAGGTTATCATAGCCGTTGAAGATATTTCCATGGCCTTTATGCTTGAATGAGTTAAATGTACTAGATGTTGTTTGTACCAAACCTTTGGCAAGGTCGCCAGTTAAGGTATTGATATCGACATATCCACCTTGGACGGCATTAGGGTTACCGCCAGACTCACTTTGAATTTGTCGCAACCAGGCCCCGACATATTCTTGAGTTGTAGGCAATCCATTGGCTTTCAGTGCTTTTTCAACTGATTCACGCCAACGAGAAACGCCAGTTCCTTGTGGGTTATCTTCACCACCACCCGCTGGGCTGAGCAATGGACCAAGTGTTTTCTTAATCCATTCAAACATGCCGCCAACTTGACGTTTAATCAAAGTTTGGAGCGGATTATTTCTGTCCTTAAGCGGTTTGCTATCGTCACCGCTACTACTTCCACTATCCCGAACACCGAAATCAAGGAAGGTAGCAGCGTTTGAAATATGACGGCCGGCGTATTGGTGATACTGACCATTGCCACCGTAGTTATATTCTTCACCGTCATAAGTGTCACCGTGTACGGCTGTTACAAAGTCAACGTGGTTGCTTGATACTGGTCCGCCAGTGTAGACGGCTACTGTACCCGGTTTTGGTCTGCTTAAGTGTGGTACACTCGCAGAAATCCACTGGTTACCGTTACCGAGATGACTAAATAGACTAGGTTTGACACCAAGGTTTGCCAAACGGCTTGCAACGAATGATACACATTCACGATAGAAGTAACCCCAAGGGTCTGCACCAGCGTCTTTAGCCTTGTCTTTAAAGCGGTAGTCATCGCCTTTGGCACCCATTGCCACTGTACCTTCATCCATTGAAGCATTAGCCATTGACCAAAGCTCTTTCCACCAGTTTTTGGCTTCTTCGATTGGTTTCTTGTAAAGCGCATTACCGAGTGGGTTGAACATACCGGCTAACTTATCAGCGTTAGGACTGAATTTCTTAGCCAATGAACCGACCGGGTCTTTGACGACATCACCGACAAACTCAATCATCTTCATGAATTTATCGACACCGTTTTTCATAGTGTCCCAAACTGAGCCCGCAACGTTGGTAGCAGTATCCCAGATTTTAGACCAGAAACCAGTCCCCTTGGCAAACGCTCCACGCTCTACGCCCATAAGCATAGCTAATTCACTAGCGTTGATGACCTCTGAGCCGGCTGGCAAGAGGTATTCAACGTTTCGCCCTTGTGGCAAGAATGACTTACCATTAGGAAGAATGACCATTTCTTGGTTGTTGGTTTCTGGGCTATCGTAGCCATCATTTAGTGTAGCAAGCGTAGGCTTGGTAATTGGGTTTCGGTATGAGCTAAACATACCAGTACCGCCGGCAAACTTAACTTTCGGGATTTTTGAGATAGCTTCTTTGCTACCACCAAAATCAGAAATCAGTTTGTTGATACCGTCGATACCAGCGTTTGGCAACGCAATGACGGCATTAATACCATCACCGGCAAGTTTTTTCATGCCGTCCCACATTTCGCCAAATCCTTTTTTTACATTGTCCCACGTATCTTTGAAGAACTTAGCAATATTGGTCAATGCGTCGGTGATTAGCTTGGTAATGTTAACGCCAAATTTCTCTTGTGTTAACGCTCCGATTTCATCCCATTTTTTAGATAAGAATTTCTTAGAGTTTTCCCAACCATCAAACCAATTCTTATTGATGCCTTTGTGATGCTTGTCGATATCTTTACCAAGGGCAGTCATCGCTTCAGTAGCATTACCCTTGATACCTTCCCATGTTTTGGATGCGAATTTCTTGACGTTATCCCATTTTTCGCCCCAGTCTTTCTTAAGGCTACTCATGTGTTTTGCAACGCCTTTAGCCATATCTTTGACATGGTCCACCGTGCCATCGACAAACTTCTTGAATGGCTTGTTATGCTTGTACATCAACTCAAAACCAGCAACTACTGGATTGGAGATTACAAGCAATTTCTTAGCGGTGTTGGTAAAGGCTTTAATACCTTTCTCACCACCAGTGAAGTAAGTCTTGGTCTTTTCAAAACCTTTCTTGGTGCTCTTGGTCATTGAGTCCATCGCACCAGTCCAAGTTTTTTTCATGCCATCCCACGTCTTACCAAGCCATTTACCAGCATTAGAAAAACCATCCTTGATGCTCTTAACGATACCATCAACGAATTTCTTGAATTTCTTATTGTGCTTGTAAATTAAAGCAAACGCTCCAGCAATCGGATTGGCAATAAATAAAAGGACTTGTTTCCAGTCCTTTTTGAAGAAATCAATGATCTTGCCAAAGATTTCTTTTGTCACTTTAAAAATCTTATCAAAGGCTTTTTTAGCAGCAGAAAACATGCCATCTACAAAGGCTTTGAATTTCTTGTTGTGTTTGTAAAGCAATACCAAGGCAGTGATAGCCGTAGTTACTGCAACCACGATTAAACCGATAGGGTTTGAAGCCATAGCGAAGTTCCACGCTTTTTGAGCTAACGTCGCAACTTTTTGAGCGGCAGCCATAGCTTTTTGGGCGACAGTCATAGCTATCGTTGAATTTTTCATCACGTTAATAGCTTTAGCAACTTTCATCACTCCTGAAGCTACTTTAGAACCTACAAAGTAAGCAGCAAACAAAGAACCGACCGTTTTAATAGCCGTTTTATGTTTTGCAATGCCACCCAATGCCTTGGATAGTGATGTGACTGGCCCTTTAGCCTTCTTACCGTTTCCAGTCATAAGATTGAATGCCCCAGCGACACTTTTAATCATGTCTACGGCTACTTCCCAGACACCACCGGCAAAATCTTTACCAATGCTAAACACTGCCCCTAGACTATCTTTGGTTTCTTTGAAGAAGGCTACAATTTTAGGGGCGTTATTAGCAATGGTTTTACTAACATTATCAACAGTCTTGTTGAGACCGTCCATGAAGCCATTGAGCTTGTCCTTACCATCACCGAGATTAAACACTTTTGAAAAGGCGTCCAGGATAGTGCCTAGACCTTTAGAAACGTGTTCCCCTAAATCTTTAAACTTAGTTTCAGTATTAGGGTCAGCTACCCAGTCCCCAATCTGTTGTAAGAATGGGTTTTTCATTTTATCGATTGGGTCACGAAAAGCAGCAACTACCGCCGGCATACGGGATTGGATTGTCCTTTCAAGACCACCAATGGTAGTTGAGAAGTTAGCAGTGGCGTCCTTGTAGTTGTCTTGCAACTCGAACAAGGCTTTTTGTGCCATCTCTGCGGTAATCTTACCATCTTTTTGGAGCTCCGCATATTTATCGGCGGTCATGTCTGCAATGCCAAGCTCTTGTGCAGCTACTTCTTTAAGTTGGTTTTTCATTTCCGGGAAGACATTGATGATTGACATCATGTCTTGCCCTTGAACCTTACCATTAGCAATCATTTGTGCCCACTGTGTGGCGAAATTTTCAACTGCTGCATCCGTTTGACCAAAAGCGTCTTGCAAGGTCAAAATGGCTTGCGTTTGTTGCTTGGTCAACTCGGTATTATGAGTAACGGCATAGAATTTTTGGTTCATGCCGTCAACCATTTCGGTTGAGTTAGCCGCTGCTTGTGCCATTTGGTTGGTCATATCGACCATTTTCTTACCTTCTTCAGCATTACCTGTCAAGGTTAGCCAAGTGGCGTTCATGGTTTGTTGGTACTTAACGTATTCAGCACTTGATTGGGCAATTTCGTCAAACTTACCTTTGATAGCTCCCAAAGCGTTTTGGAAACCGTTACTAATTAGGTTAGCCGCAAACGTAGCACCAAAGATACCTTTCAAACGTGAGGTTTTATGTTCAGTCTCACTGACTTCACTTCCTAAACGTTTAAAACTATCCTTTAAGCGCCCGATGAATGTGCTAGACCGTTGACTTTGCTCAATCTCATCATTCAGTTTGTCAGCGGCATTCCTAGTGTGTGCAAGACTAGTAGCCGTTTCATCCAAACGTTGCTTTTGCTTGCGGTATTCATCGCTTGTTCTTCCAGACTGTTTAGCGACACGCTCAAGCATTTCTTTCTGGGTCTCATACTGCTTGTTTAAGTTAGTAATCGAACCCTTGTATTGCTTGAGTTGTTCTTCCCTCGCTTCATCCTCTTTGCCTTCCGCTTTTAAGCGTTTGACATAGGCTTCAGACGATTCATTTTGAAGCTTATACTCTTTTTGTAGCTCTGCCAGTCCAGACCTATGGTAATCTAGGCTATTTTTAGCTTGACGCTGTTGGTTTTCCAACGATGCCAAACGTGTTGTCGCTTGGTCAATCTGTTGTTGGTACTTAAGGTATTGTTCAGCAGTTTCGGCGGTACTTCCTTTAAGTTGAGACTGTTCTTGTTTCAGTTTCTCAATCTTACGTTGTTGATTTTGGATAGCATTACCCAAACCATCGTACTTAGCTTGTGCTGCACCTAAATAGTCACCAGCGCTACGCATTTGGCTTTCTTGTGCCTTCCATGCGTTCGTAGAGCTATTAACTAACTGAGTTAGTCGTTTAATCGAATTAGCCGCTTGTAACGTGTCTAAGGCGATTTCGGTGGACATGGTAGCTTGTACTTTTGCCATGTATTATTTTTTCCTCCTTTCCTTCAAAAATTTAGAGTAAAGATGTTGGGTCGACCATCCTATCTTCTTCCTCTTTTGCGTTTAGAATCTTCATCAACTCGTAATAATCGGTATCGTAGTATTGATCTAGCGTCCACCCAAAACCTTGAATTGATTTCTTAGCAATAAGTTTTAAGTCCTCAATGCTATTTTCTAAATCAAAAATCTGTTCCCCTTTAGACTTTATTCTTTTGGGTCAGTTTCACCAGCGGCATTTTCAAGTTGTTCGTCAGTCAAACCGTACATATATCCCACCAATCTCTCAGCAATCTCTTGTGTACGTTCGTTATCCAAATCAAGCAATTTGTCATAGGCTTCATCATCCAAGTTAAGAACGGCACGAATGAAACCGAGCATTTCTTTAAGGATTGTGAAACTTGCTTGTGCTTGCTCTTTCGTATCACCATCTTCGGCAGTATCGCTGATTTTAAGGACTGCCAATTGGTATTCGTGCATACGCAAGACATTGCGGTTGCTTGTAGCTACTTCAAATGACTTTTTACTGATTTCTGGGATTTTAATAGTTTTGATTTCCATTTATCTTTACTCCTTTAACACAAAAATAGAGGTCAGGCCATGAGCCCGACCTCTTGCGAATTATTAAATGCTGTTTGAAGCGGCAGGAAGGACGTATCCTCCGAACACTTCTTTAAACATGTTAGCTTTATCGTAGTTAGATGCACCAGTGTAGTATTTCTTGTAAGGCTCACCACCGAACGCATCCGCTGACAAGGCGTTAAATGTCATGTTATCGTCTTGACGAGTTTGAGCAGTATCTGTATCAGTAGCAACGTTTTGAGTTGATTCTTGCATGATACCGTTAGCGAAACCAAAGAATACTGAGTGTTTGCGGTCAAGTGTTTCAGATTCAATCAATACCGCTGTGTGAGGTTTTTCACCATCCATCACATAACCACCTTTACCGTCTGGTTTGAAACCAAGCATTTTTTGCTTAATTTCAAAGTCAAGGTTGTTGAAGTCAAAAGCTACTGTTGGTGAACCTGGTGCAATCATGACGTCTTGCACTGAGTTGTTCCCAGGGATTTTAGTAGCTTGACCTTCCAAGTTAGAGATGTTAGCGGTACGAGTACCAAGCATTTTAGAGTCTACTTCGATAACGCCTTCTGTTGAAAGACCGTCAGCTCCTTTAAGTAGTTTTTGGGTTTTAGGGTCAACCAATGCAAGGCGGACCATTTTCAAACCTACAATTGCCATATAGTTATTTCTCCTTTGTTAAATTAATTTATCGAGAGCAACAAAAAAGACCGCCGTAAGCTGTAACGTATCGGGGTCTATGCTATGTTCTCTCATATCTGTAATTGAGTAGTGTTCAGATTTTAGGAATCTTAGCAATTCCATTTCAAAGGCTTCAATATCAAAATCAATATCAGCCTTGTAAAAAATCTGGACTTCTACTCTATCCGTTTTTCCGAAAAAGGTATTATTCCCACTCAAATCAAGGGATGGATTGCTTTCGGTGAGCAAAACGATTGTCTTATCGGTATTTTCTTCGAGTTCTTTCGGCAAGTTGTTTGCGTATACTTCGCTTATTTCACCAAATCCTTTGCCGTCAATTAGCTCTTTTAGTTTTACGGTTGCTAACACTTAATCACTTCCCTCCTTTTCTTCGAATGAGTTTTTCATATTCCTCTTTTTCTGCTAATAGCACTTTTCTTTGGACAGTGCTGTCGTTTTGGACATTGGTAACGAAATGATCAGCACGATATTTTTTCGTGCCGTCATTTAATCGTCTAGCATTTTGGGCGTGGTAATTATTCTTCCATCCTACGGTTGCCACACCGTTCTTTCTGCCGTCCGCATTAGTGGACTGGACAGATAAGCCGTCAGCCATGTGCCCATACTTCAAATGTTTCTTATTTGAGTAGTGTTTCTCACGGGTTACATCTTCTAACTCCTTTTGAAACACCTTTGCACCAGCGGTGGTAATCTTAGCTTGTTCCGCTGGTGTTAAATCGCCAATACTGGCTACTGTTTCAAGCCAGCCCTCAAGCGCCTTATCAAGCCCCACCATGAGCCATCACCCAACTTTCTTGCGCTTTCTCAAAGTCAGAAAGTCGTAGCGGTTAAGACCAAAGTTTTCATTTGGACTTACTCGCACAATGTCATACTGAGTGCCATTCAAAACAGCCACTTGACCTTCAACCACTTTGGCATTGTGGCGAATAACGATAACCTTTGTATCGGTTTCACCATTCTGTTGAGCTAAATACTCTTGATTGAGTGTGCGAGTGTGTGGCTTATAGTGCAACGTAAACTGTTTGACGAATTTAGGCACGCTAACGCCCGTAAATTTATTGGGCGTGCTTTGATAAGTGCCAAAATCAGCCTTGAAACGAAAGTCTGAGGGTAAGTATCTAACTTTAGCCATTAGCCACCTCTTTCCTCGCTATACGTTGCGTATAAGCCCCTTAATTGCCCGATTATGCTATTCAAAGTGAGATTGATAGGATAAGTCACCGTGTCTGTTAAAGCCACCCTATACGTGAAATATGAGCTTGTGAGAGCTATTACAGCCGTGTCAAACAAAGATTCCACGCTATCTAGGTCGTAGAATTTCGGGTCATTACCGACTGCATTGATAATATACTGTTGAGCTGATTCAATGTAAGCTGGAATGAGTGCAGTGTCGTCTGTCTCATCCAGATTAAGGGTCTGCATGATAGTTTCCTTAGATACACTCATTACTTACCCCCTAATTAAGCCCCTGGTGTAAGATTAGCTTTTTGGTCAGCAATCGCTTTGAATGACGCTGGAACAAATGCTTCTTCATCAGTTTTAACAACATCGAAACGGTCAATCACACGTACTTTAGTAGTGTCAGTTTCGAATGCTCCACCACCGATGTTAGTAGAGAGCAATGACAAGTGTTGACGGTCAAACAATGTTACTGCTTGTTTCAAGTCACCAAAGTAGAGTGGCATAGCTCCACCAGTACCGTTAGCAAGCCAGCGGTCAGAAACTTCTTTAACCATGAAACCATCGATTGAGTATCCAGTAGGTGATTTAACATCACGTTCCATCAAGTAGTCACCCATTGCGTTCTTGACTTTCTTAAGGGCAGTGAAGCCAGAAGTGTTAGTCAAGAAGAATGAAGTTTGCTTGATAGCTGGGTCAACTTTAGCTTCAAGATCAATGATGTCGTCCCATTTAGCCAATGTTGGTTTAGTTGGGAGTGTTGCGATAACTTCCAAGATAGCTTTGTTACGAGTAACAACGACTTTCTTAGCAATCCAACTAGACAACCATGCAAGGATATTTTCAGCAGAATCAGCAAGCAAGCTGTTAGTTACTGTTGAGATACCAGCGTAGCGTTTGATAGCGTAGCGGATAAGAGAAAGTTTTGGATCGTCGTTTTGACCGATTTGACCAGCTTCATCATCAATTTTGTTAAGTCCAGTAATGTCAGCCCATTTTTCGTAAACACGAGAACCAGTAAGAGTAGTTACGTTTTCAACGTTAACGTACTCTTGCAATGAATCGTATTGACGAACCAATGTATTGATAGCTGTGCGGATATCTTGTGGGATAGTCAAGCCAGCGTCAGAACCAGATGCGTCTGTTTTAGAATCAAGCAAGTTTTGGTAACGACCACGAACAAGGTTTTTGAAGTCTTTGACAAAATTAGCTTTCACTTCTTCTTCATTCTCAGTCAAAGGTTTCTTGTCTTCTTCAGTCATGTTAGCTACTTCGCTAGCACGAGCTTCAGTATATTGTTCTTTGAACATGTCACGTTTCATTTTCGCAGTGTCACGCTCGTTTTTGATTGCTTGTAATTCTTCAGCGGTAACTGAATCATCAAGCATAGCTACGTTAAGTTTTTCATTCAAGTTTTCGACCTTGTCGCCTTGTGCGATCCAAAGGTCATGCAATTCGTTTGATGTTTTCATCAATCATCTTCCTTTCATTTTTCAAGTAAAATCGCCAATTTCTGCTCACGCAAAGAATTGGTTTTAGGGGCAGCAATCATATTCTTAAATTTAGTGATTGCTGATTTGCTCGGTAGTTGATGTACGGCATTAGTAACCATGATTTTTTCTTCATCGTTATCAAAAAACATGATTTCGTCCGCAAAGCCTTTATCAACGGCAGTTTTAGCATTAAGCCATGTCTCTTTAGCCATGAGGTCAAGTAATTCCGGTTGTTTAAGACCAGTCTTCATCTCATAGGCCAAAGCAATGGATTCATCGATGCTATTTAAGACCGCTGATTGGTGCTCTAGGTCATCGCTATTACCGACGATGCCAGTGGATGCCTTGTGAATCATAATATGCGCCGTTGGACTGATGCGAACGGTATCGCCAGCCATAGAAATGACACTCGCGGCACTAGCTGCAAGTCCTTGCACATTAACCACAATACGTTTGCCACTAGCCTTAAGCATTGTATAGATTTCACTAGCTGCGAATACATCACCACCATTTGACGCAATGTTAAGCGTGATTTCTTCGTCTTCATCGTTAGCAATGGCATCTTGTACCAGTTTTGGATAGGTACTAGACATACCGAAGTATTCATAGAACGCCCCAGCATCATCGCTTACAATATCGCCTTTAATGTCAATCTTGCCCATTTATCTCACCTCCTTTCAATGTGGTCCTATTAGGGTTTTTCCCCTCTGGCAACTCTTTAGGTAAAATCTCGGCTTGTTGCAAAATATACAAGCCTTGATTTTGTGCGAGTGTGCCACTTTTGACCATGCTATTGATACGACTGATATAGTTGGCACCAGTCGGGTCAACCGCTGGGAAAATATCTGCGTCCACATCGCATGAAAGTTTCTGAGATAATTCGCTGAGGAACGGTCTTAAATAGCGTGCTACTGCTTTAGAATAGACGTTTGAGCTCATTTCTAGTGAAGATTGTTGGTCACCTTGTCCACCGACAACGTTCTCTGGGATACCGTAGACTTTTGCAAATTGTCCGGTCGTCCAGTCCGCTTGCTTAAGTAGTTGGGCCACATTAGACTTGATTTCAAGAGGTGTGAATTCCTCTAAATCATCCAATACCAACGGACCGCCTTGCATTTGCTTCATCGCTTGTCGTGAACGTGAGACCTTTGTTTTAAAATCGAGCAATCCACCGCCCTTGATTTTCAGAATACCATTGGCGTTTAGGGCGTTCTTAAGTGAATTAAGCGTTAACTTATCACTAGCTTTTTGAATATCCAATTCTCTACCAAGAGCCATCAACGGACTTACGCTTGTAAGGCCACCGTCCACAGATAGCAATCTAAAGTGTAAAATGTCGCTTTGTGGTACGTGCTGTTTTGGCGGAATGCGTGGATCATCAAAAGTGATGTTGTAATATAGACCATTTTGATTATCCAAACGGTTAAATGAGACTTGAGATGGTCTCAAATACTCCCACTTCATATCACGCCCATTGTCGTTTCGCCATCGGTATGCAAAGGCTTCCCCACCCAAAAGCATTTGAGCAAAGATAGACTGATAGAAATTAAAACGGTTAGCGTTGTTTGATGGGTTATCCACGATACCTTGTAACTGTTTTCGGCTAGTCGTTAGCTTGGCAGTCGCAAGGTCGTTGGATAGCTGACTGATAATAGAGAATAAATCTGAGTTTTTAAGAGCAGTTTCGGCTGAAACCCACTCACTACCATTCAAGGTTGCTAAAAACTCTGGATCAGTAATATCAAAAAAGCCCCCTTGGTTACTCGGTGGGCTTTCGGTTGCTAAATTAAATATCGGCAATTATTATCACCTCCTTTCTAGCCTTTTTTTGCGGCTAGCTCACTCACTAGCCCAGCTAGTACGAATGTGATTGTCATACTAACGCCAAACCACACATAGCCAATGTGGTAAGTGGTGACATTAAGCGAAATTGCAGCTAAAATGAACATCAAAATGTCAAAAATAGCCCAAATTGCCTTAAAAAACTTCAAAATCATGTATTAATACTCCTCTAATAGCCCACTATCTGGGTTTTTTAGCCAATTTAAAACGGCTTCTTGGCTCATGTGTTCGACCTTCCACGTTGGATTGTTGGTAATAGCGTAATCTTCGAACGCATACATGCCATCATAAAACGCATCTATGAGAGCATCCACTACGTCAATTTTGTAAGTAGACTTCATTTTGTCTACTTGGATACCAATGTTATCTTCCTTGATTACCGCATTTATCAAAGCTTTACGCATGATTTCGTCATCTAAACGGGTAATATTGCCCTCAATAAAGAGCGTTTGAAGGAATTTTGTAGGGTCTTTCAGTTCGCTTGTTCGCTGTCTAATCGGCATTAATGGGAAGCTAGTGTTAGATTCTAATGCTTTGATAATTTTATTAACCATCATAGCGTCATAGCCAAAGAAAACCACATCAAGTTGGTTATCTTCGACATACTCGCAAAACCAACGGTACACTTCCTCTGGATTGATAAGACCTTGTGGGTGGCTTGTAATCGTACAGTAGCCCTTGGTTTCCAAGTCTCGATAGTTAACGCCGTCTTGCTCCATTTTGGCTTCTAACGAGCCCGCTTGTTGCCAGGGAATGAAACTATGTTGTTCGATGTGCCATTTCTGACTGCCATCTTCAGCAACGTAGGGATAGACGAAGCCAATAGCCGTGTTATCGCTAAACATAGACGCATCCAGTCCGACATAGACACGTTTGCCCTTGATGTCAAACTCATCAACAACGGCATTTTCAATATCGTCTAAATCAAGGAAGCTATTGCTATCTGCCAGCAACCAACAATTCATGTTCTTAACTTGGAAGTCAGCAAGTTTTCCCATAAGCAGCTTTTTATCACGCTCGGAAAGTAGCCCCTTCATCAATCCATCTTTTAGTTTCGGATGATTAAGCAAGGGGTTACTCTTTGCCCATTTTTCTGGTTTAAAGACTTCTTCCAAGTTATCTTGCGACCAGATTAAACATAACTGATCATCACCAGACCTATCAAAGTCACGTTCCATGATTTCAATTAGTTTTTTCTGCTCTTGATGAAACGGAACATCGGGCGTTTGGTAAGAAGTTGAAATTTCAATAAAGCGTGAACCCTCAGTATTAACTTGTCCGGATGTGATTTTAGAAATACCTTCATCCGTTCTAAGCTCACCAACCTCATCAGCTACGGCCAGTTTAAAGTGTTTACCGTCAAATTTACCAGATTCAAACGAGATAGTATGAATGGTATTGGCATCTACGAGCGATTTAATTTCTCGTGAATATAATTGGACTTGTGTTTCTTCTGCTAGCGACTTAAACGGTTCATTCTCTATGATTCTAGCCATCATAGATTTAACATAAGTGTATAGCTTCATCGTTTGGTCGAAGTTTAGCGAGCTAACAAGGAAATCTTGGTTACTTTGCCCGATAATCTCAATCAAATAAGAGAAATTAAGGCAGATACCAGCTATCATCGTTTTCCCTTGCGAACGTGCAATAGAAATAATGATATTTGAAAACCTTGGTACATCGTCTAAGTCAAACCACGCAAAGAGTTGAGCGAATATAAAATACTGCCAATCCATCGGCTCTAGCTTTTGGCTTAGATCATCAACGTTTGGCACTAATGATAGGAATTTCAAGAAACGGTTAAATGCATCAACCGAATAGACATAAGGAAAATCGCTATCCCCTTGTCTTTGCAAGTCTCGGAGGTGTCGGAAACATGCTAATTGAATATTGTAACCAGCGACAATCTTGCCATCTAGCACGTTAAAACAGTATTGTGTGCCATAATCAGTGTAATTTTTTCGCTCGAAAGAAAAATCGATGCTATTATAAGCACCGATTACATCTTTCGTTTTAGTTAAATCAATCTTTTGCATGTTTCACCTCCTTTATTTGAAGAATGCCGCCATTTTATCTTTCATTGAAGAATTATCCGCTTGACTTCCAGCTATCTCAGCCAATTCTGCCCGTCCTTTTGGTGTCAAACCTAGCTGAATACCTATTTTATTAAGCGTTTCAGCAGCGTCTTTCATCGTCGCAACAGCTGGGTTTTTCTTAAATCCCATTGATTGCTCGCCTAAAATTTCACCAGTCCCGGGAGATTGAATGACTTTGATAATCTCGGTTTGGATACCGTTTTCTTTCACGTCCTCATAGGCTTTCTTGTAAATCTCATAGGTCGTGCAATAGGTTTCTACAAGAAAGGTATCGATACGCTCGACCTTTTCTGTTGCTTTTAAAAACGGAATAATTTTAGTCCAAACCGTCCTCGCCACTGTCCCTAAGTAGTTTGGTGGGTCAAGCGGTAGAAAACGGTCATTTTGCTTGTAAAACGGTTCCCGTCTTGCTGGGGATTTGTTCGCCACTTCCTCACCTCCTAAGTCGTAAATCTGACCCTTGTTAAAACCCTCAAAATTGGCGTGCGGTGTAAGAAAACACCTTGTGACGGCTCTCCTTGGCACGAGAAGGGGGCGGGGGTCAATTTTAAATCGTGTCGAGGGTTATTATACCACCCTTATTATAAAATCGTGCTATGGGCTTATTAGAGGGGTTTAATGACGTCCTCTTTTTTCCGGGCTATTAAACCTGCCCACGCTGTCACGGAAAGTCGTAGCTCCGTGTTCTGTTTTGTTCTATTTTGACCAGTCCCATAGATTTCTTGTTCTAGTGTCCGCTTGGTGTTATCACAACTTCTACACGTTGCTACCACGTTTGAAACTTCAGTCCTAAGTTCTGGCGCAATTTCAACGGGTGTTACGTGGTCGCCTATACGAGCGTCTGGTGTGGTCACACCCAACGCTAGACAGTACTGACATAGATAGTTGTCACGTTCCAATGCAATCTTACGAATAGAAGACCAAGTCTTTGAACGATAGAACGCATACCGTTCCTTGCTCTCATCGTCTCGGTTCCTTACTCGCTTGTTGTATCTAGTGCGTGAGTATCTCTGTCTCTCTTGTGTGTATGCTGCTTCCATATCCTTGTGTGTGGTACAGAAGTGAGCTGGTCTTTCTGTTAAGGCACGGCACCCATCTGCCTTACATCGTCTGACCATTGGCATTGGCCTACCTCCTTTCAGATAAAAGTAAAAGAAGAACACTGCTGTGTCCTTCTGATTCGATAATACTATATTACCACGTTGATAGTATGATGTTGTATGGATTGGTATATACCACTATGAATCAATCCAAATACTTCTCAGCTTGTCTTAACTTAACGTAATAGGTAGCCTTACTAAAGCCCATGCGGTCGCATATCTGCCAGATATCCAGCTGGTCTATATATACCATTTGTAGTAGGGACCTAGCATCTATATCCCCCACGTTTGCTATCTGTCTGCGAAACTCTAGTTTCTGTTTGATAGCTTCAGCGGTGAAGCGTTCTACTTCTTCACGAGCCGTCATGAGTTCGACGTAGATGTCATCCTTACTCTTACGCTTACCACCTTGCACCATGTCAGTCTGCATCGCTCCAGCCGTTACTTTGAGCGCTTGCGATTCCAGCCGTTTAATCTGTTTTATCTGACTGTCAATGTATCTATCAAGCGCCTTGATTTGTTGCAGCCGTTCCACTGTTCTCATAAATTACATTCCTTTATGGTATAATATTATTATTAGCGTTTGAACAGTCCTAGACATTAGTCTGGGTCTTTTTTTATACAAGAATAAAGAAGGATTAGGGTACCACCTCCCATGCATTAGATTTAGCCATGCCACCAGCAATGCACGGCTTATGATTTGAAAGAAATAAAAAAGGATTCCTCGATTCTATAACTTATTATTTACTGGATTTTTGGTGTCGAGGTCTGTCAGCTCGACAGTGTTAAAAAAGTGTCTCTTGGATATTTTGACAGACAATAGCTAGTAAGGGAGTCGAACCCTCATAAACCGTTCTAGCTACACGCCTAAAGCATAGGCTGTATATAATGCACGCTTAACGCTAGCCTTATTACGGCCTAAATCACCTTTAGTGCGATATTCTAAGGTGATGCGGTCAACTTCACTATCTAGCTTGTCAGACCACTCGTAATTATTAAAAACATATCTAGCCATATCACCTAGTAATTCTCTTGAAAGTAGCCCTTCCATTTGAATTACCTTGAGAGGCCCCAGCGTGATATATTCTGTATAACAACGATTGATTGAATCTCTAACTTTGTTAGCTTCTTTCTTAGTGCAACCCTTGACACTCATAATGTACTTAGTAATGTCAGTTTTATGGTTTGCTCTAAGAATTTCAACTTCTGCACGGAAACGCATGTATAAGTCTTCTGGCAGTCCTGCATGAGTTCTGTCTACTTCTGGACGAGTGATTGTCCCTCTCGTATAGTGTTTAGACAGATAGCTTTGAATGTCGCTGAATAGTTCATCAGAAATAATGCCTTCCAGCTCTTTCGCAGTCTTAGGTGATAGCTTCAATCGTCCCACGACTACGCTATTGAATTTCTGATAAATATTCCTAGCTTGCACTTCACTGCATTGTCTGACATCTTGAAAGAACTGTTTATAGTCCTTTGCATGAGCTCGCTTAAGTGCCGCATGCTCACTGACTAGCCGTTTATATAATTCCTCGGTCAGCCCGGAATATTTGTATCTCACGCTCATGAGCCTACCTCTCCTAAGCCTCGACTACTGGAAAATGAATTTTTCCAATAACGATAGAGGCGACGCTGTAATAATATCCACCGTTACCATCATTTGCTTCACATTCTGCCAATGCTATAGGATTTTGATTATGATAAATAGTGACTGTGTTCTTACTTTCTGTTGTTCCACCACCGATTTTCTCTGTTACTTGTTCACCGATTTTGACATCAGTGATAACAGCGTCTAGCTTGACATCTTTGAATTCCCCGCCAGCGTAGGCACAACAATCACTTTCTGACATCTCAACAGTTACCTTTGTACCGTCTTCAAGCAGCAGAAAATCTTTATCCCATTTCACTATACGCTTGAGTAACAGCAACTCTTTAAGTTCTTCTAACGAGCCGTACCTTGCACCTTCTTGCTCAGGCTTAAAGCAGCTTGGCATTTCAATAGTTTCCGCCATCTTAATTACCTCTCCCTTTCAAATAGCCAGGAATATCATCCCCAACCTGCACGCTGTCATACTGCTCTTTACTCACTAGGAATTTCCCGTAAGCACCACAATCGAGCGTGTATAACTTGCCTACCATTTCCTTGCCAGTAATCTTACCATGCAATACAGTGGCGTTGTCAGCCTTGTGCACAACAATAGCTTCTACTGGTCTATTAACCACTCGTAAGATAGTAGTCACGTTAATTGCTAGTGACACCACTAACAAGATTGTGGCTACGCTTAAATCTCTATAAGTCGCTTTCTTTGACGAATGTGCCATTTATCATTTTTCCTTTCCGATTCTTAATCTCTTCATACGCAATACCAAGGCATTCAGTTACATCAAGGTCTAATTGATGTGCTAGCACGATAATCGTTACTAGCGTGTCACCGATAGCGTCCTTAAGCGCTGCTTGTGGTTCCGTAAATTTTGTCGGTTTCAAGAGTACATCTCGAATTTCTCCAACTTCCTCAGTAATCCGCATCCACTGAATATTTGGGTCAGCTTGCTTAAGGTTTCGTTCGTCTGCCCAATGGTTAATTTTTGTGATTAATTTGTTCATCTTCCAACTCTTTCTCCAAATCATTCGCTAAATGTCCTACAATTGTTGCAGCTCCAAGTTTTATGAGGTCATTATGCGAAAGATTTTTTAAATCCTCTTTTTTTAGTAGTTTTTTACTCATCATTCCACCTCCTTCACTTCCACGCCTGGGCAATCGAACACCCAACCAAAATCAGCGTCTTCTAGCTCTTTGCGGGTGTGAGATGAGATGCCGAGCTGGATGTCGTTGCTACCAACGTACCACTTTCCTTTCTCGCTTCTTTTAAGGAATCTAGTATCCTTTGAAACCCCTTTCATTTTTACCGTATACCTAGGCTCATCCTCGACTGTGTATCCGTTGACCCAAGCTTTTGCAAAAGTATTCACGTTTTCTAAAATTAGCCAGTCGCTAACTTCCCCTTCTGGAGCTTCGTTTACAGCTCCTACCACCGTAAGGTCACCCTCACTCTTCACCTTTTCGAGATACTCTGCAATATACCAGGGAATTACTGGATTAGGGAAAAACGAATCATATAAATCTTCAGCGTAAGATACTGAAATCCTACCTATCTTCGATAGTGTTTGTATTGCATCTTGTCTATCCATCATGCTCCCACCTCTTCTAGCTCCACTGTGTATTTCTTCGAATTGCGATATTTAACACCTCTTAAACGATGCAACTCGTTGATAGCTTCGTTTTTATCGTTAAAAGCGTGTACGCTATCTTCCATGTTGTCGTAGTACACGATTACTTTGTATTTCATAGCTTTACCAATCTCCTTCCGTTTTCGCTGGTTCTGCGAGCGTATGCTGGTGTACCATAGTGACTGATTGAGTTAACTGACACGCCTAATTGTTCAGCTATCTCACGCTTGGTGCCCATAGCCAGTAATTCATCGCCTTTATAAAGCGCATATTCCTTTACTTGCATAGCTCCACCATCCTTGCTAGTAATTCTGCGTCCGGTAACTGCTCCAGTGTCAGTATGCGATTGAGCTTCTTTACATTGATGCCTAACTTAGCGCTGATAAGCTCCATGTCTTCGTGATTAGCCCAGAACCACCTTGAAAACTCTTGTGTTTGACCTAACACACTTACATGGTCGTAACTCCCTGGAGCGTAGATACCGACTAATTTATCTTTTACTCTGTTTCTCATTAACTATATCCATAGCTTCTTTAACACTTCTTGCCACCCCAACGAGTGCCCCTCGTTTTTTCATGGCATCCATAAACTTCCTTTGGTCGTCTCTCACACGACCTTTTTCATTTTTAACTTCGATGAAAAATATCTGTCCATCTGGTCTAAAACCGAATAGATCACAAAACCCTTTCGGAGCTCCCGTATCAAACCAACGCCCGTCTGCCATTCTGACCTTACCAACGTTAATTCGAAATACCATATAGCCAGCTTTTGATAATTCCACTCGAATTTGATTTTGAATACTATGTTCAGAACTCACTTGAATAGTTACCTTTCTTTTTTTTAGAACAGTAACCGTCTAAAATTCAATGATATCAACGGTTTTGACTGTTTTTTAATCGATTTGTTACAGTTACCTTTGTAAGTTCTACTTATATATATTTTATTTATTTATTTATTTATTATTTCAATATATAAATAAGGTAACAAGGTAACTAAGTAGAGTTAAACGGTATCATTAAAGGGTTTCTAGCGGTTACCGTATGTCGATTTTTACGGTAACCTAAACGGTAACGGTAACTTTTTCATAGCATACCGTAGGTGAATCACGTTCTTCATCCGACCAAGAGAAGGTGTAGTAATGTTTCGGAACATCGACTGATGGGATAAAATCTTTCCCCGGTCTTGAACGCTTCTTAATCCATCCAGACGGTACTACTTTTGCTAATTGTTTTTCAAACTTGCGCTTTGTCAATTTCGTAACGCCTTCTTCCTTGCACCACTCTTGATACAACCACCACAAAAACCTTGATGGGAGGCGGGTTGATTCGAATTTATCGAACCATTCAACTACGAATGATTTAACCGTGTCGTTACTTTCCTTGAAATCTTCCAAGGCTTCAATAGATGCTTGCGGTTCATCAAATCTAGTAAATGACATTTCCAGCGCTTTTTTTAGGACGTATTCCAAAACTTCCTTGCGATTAATGTAATCGTCTTTAATTGCCCAATTATCATCTTTTGCACTGAAAGATTTTTTGAATGGGATAATCACGAAACGTCGGTATGTTCCGTTTGTTTTATTCTTAAAACGTGGCAATTCGTTAGTTGATTGAATCACTGTTTTTTTGAAGACAGTGGTATATGGTTGCTTATTTTTTTCCTCGACCAATACTGGTTCACCAGTGACAATTGAGTTGAAGTTAGAAGATTCATCCACATAGACACCAGCTTGAACATCATCACCGATAATTACCGTTTTTCCCTCGATCATAGACAATGAGAAACGTTCTGAAAATTGATTGAGTTTCAGACTGGCAATGTTTTTAATTCCGACAAGATTGGTAATGAGTTGTTGTACTGTTCCCTTACCGTCATTACCCTCACCGACAAACCAGATTGATTTGCGGTAAGAGTAGTTTCCGTTTAGACTTGCAGAAATGACTTGCCAGATTAGTTTCACAAGGTCTTTATCACCACTCATGAGGTCTAGTAACCAATCATCTACATTCCAACCGTCAATGGTTGGTGATTCTGCGAATTGGTCATAAGAGGTAGCGATTGTTGAAAAAGCCACAAACTCATGCGTAAATGGTTTTAAGACACGTTCCTTCTTATCGTAGATACCATTCTTAACAAGGATAAAACGATTAGGTTCTTCAAACTCACCGACTGCAAAATTACAAGAGAAATCTTCTCGTTGGTTAACCCTAGTAGTCGATGCAAGCATAAATAGAACATTTTTAGCTTTGGTTTCGTTAAAATTAGGCTCTAGCAATCGAATGACACGATAAGCAAAACTAGGGTCTTTGTGGTAATAACCTTTATCTGGATCGTAAATAGCCACACGCTCGTTGGGAAGGTTGATGATATAGAGGATTTCTTCCATCCCTTCCGCTACTGCTAATTCAGTTAAGCGGGTAGGTGGATTATCTTTTTTCTCTTTCGTGCCATATTGTGTTACTTTCCACGATGCTTTCTCTAGCCACATTTCACGGTAATTTTTACATGCTAAACGGATTTCTCGCCAATCGTTAGGCTTTTTAAGAAACACGGGACGGTCAACGACTTTTTCCTTGTATTCTTCATTAATCTGTTGAATGTGTGGCGGTATTTTCATGTTTACTATCTGTGTCCTTTCTAAGCATACTCATAAACGTCCTGTCGAACTCGCTGTCTGACAAACTTTCCGGAGTGTAGTGATTAGCGATTTTTGCCAACAAATATACTGCATCCACATCCACTTCACGAATTAGTAGCCCTCCAACAAAACTAGCTAGGGCGTTATTTCTTCCACCTTTATCACCGAGACCAAAAACGATTTGCTCGAATAATTTAGCGGTTTTGTTTGAAAACTCCCCTTTTTTATAGTTGGTTGAAAAACTCAAAGGCTTGTATTCCTGCTCCGATTTCAGAATATCCACTATTTCTTTAGGGGCTTCAGCTATCGTGTCAGTGTCTTTGTTCCAAGAATATTTCCCTTTCGGGTTATTGCTTGGTGCTACCAAAATGTAATTGTTGTTGTTTGCCTTAATATCAATGCCAGGTTTAACTCGAATATCTTGGCTAATATTTACGCCTTTTGGTTTTTTTAAGAAAATATGTTTCCCACCAGAAGGCGTATTAGCCGTTAATGTTTTCGGAATATATTTGGATAGCTCCCAATCTTCTAAAGACTGGTAGCCATCCTCACTTTCCGAAACATCGATATCAATGACAAAGAAGTCAGTCGTCCGCAGTGCAATATTAGCATCTGGGTGTTCGTGCCACAAACGTTTAACTTCTTCTTCACTAAATGTTTTATCCTTAAATTTAGCGACTGCACGTTTACTTGTTTTGTCTATTGGGATGACCGAAAAACCTAGTTTTTGATAATGAAGGGCGTAATCTACCATCCCTACCATAGGCTTAGAATGGTAAATCTAGATCTGACACTTCTGGTGCTTTTTCTGCTTTCGCAGAATAAGGTGGCAATTCTGTTTGTTCACGTTTTTTAACACGCAAATTTTCGTAAACCTTGCCATTCCATTCTGAAGTTTCGTTTTCCACTGTTACTTTCATAGACTTACCTTTGATAAGATCTAGGAATTGTTCGATTGTTTGGATGTCGGTTTTTTCCGGAACTTTAGCAGCCTTACAATACATTTGAAGTACCCACTCCGGATATTGCAAAGTGCTTTTGTTGACATATACTTTGTCAAAGATCAGATTGTTACGGAATTTTTGTTGATAATCATCACGGATTTTAAGACGGATATCCAAGAAATCAGTTCCGCTTTGTGTTGCTGATTGTTCAGCTTGTGATACATAGACTTCATAAGTTCCGTTTTCGATTGCTGCGAATTGTTCTGCTGCTTCATAATTTACTGAAAAAATTCCCATGTTTTTTTATCTCCAAATCTTTAATTCATTTTGTTTGTGCCACAACCAGCCTGGTTGATAGCCATTGAGTAGGCGAAACGCTTTAAGTTCCGCCAAGTTCTTACAACGTGTGTAATTCTTCTTGTAGGTTTTAACTTTGCGGTAAATTTCCGCTTCTTTTTTGCTAACCTCTACCATTTCACCTTGAATGGAAACAAATTCCATTCCTTGGTTAATTTCTTTCAATTCGATATCAACACTCTCTTGCTCGATATCTCTGATTTCTTTTTTCTTAACAACCTCTGCCCCACAATAAGGGCAATTACCATCGATTAGCTGATCTCGCCAAAACGTTGCAAAACAATCCTCGCAAGTAACGGTTGATTTTTCACTGTTGTTTTTACTGGACTTCACGCCATCTAACGACCACTCTCTATCATCGTTAGGAAGTCCGTGGGTATTGTAATTTCCAACGTGGTCAATCAAGATAGCTCTTTTTCCTTCTCTGGGATTTAACGCCCTCATGGCAAATTGTAAATACAACGATAGTGATTTAGTTGGTCTCAGCATGATGCACACATCAACGCCAGGGAGGTCAATCCCTTCGGTGAATAAGTTGACATTTACCATAATCATTAATTCGCCACTTCTAAAACGTTCCATAGCTTCAGCACGTTCTTTTTTAGGGGTTTTCCCAGAAACAATAGCGGCACTATATCCGTTTTCATTAAATCGTTTAGCAACTCGTTCAGCATATTCAACATTATGGACATAAACGATGGCTTGTTTCCCTTCTGCCAAACGCTTGTAGTGGTCTATGTAGTCTCCATATTGCTGTTGAGATGATTCAAACGCACTATCTATGGATTGGTTTGTATATTCGCCAGAACGAGTCCTGAGCTTGTCAATATCTAGCAGATTGATTGAATAGTAACTAAACTCTGAAATGTTGCCATTCTCTTGAAGCCATTTAACTGATTTGCCTTTAACTAAATCTTCGGCTAGATCATGGAAACCAGCGCCATCTAATCGGATAGGTGTCCCAGTAAAGAATAATTGTGTCGCATCTTTAAAATAAGTTAAGATGGTCTGGTACTGTTTAGCTTTGATGTGGTGGGCTTCGTCAACTAATATCACATCAAAATTAGGAAGTTTATCTAACTTTCTAACAAGACTCCCAACCGTTCCGATGGTGACATTTTTGAGGTCAACACCTCCACGGCTAAACGTTTCTAATACTTGTTCGTTGATTTCTTTGCGATGACTAAAGAACAAGACTTTTTTATTTTTATCAGTGGCGTTTTTAGCGATATAAGCCATCACTACTGTTTTGCCACTGCGAGGGGGTGATTGAACCATGATTTTGCGATTACCTCGCTTCATAGATTCGATAATGTCAGTTATCAGTTCCTTCTGGTAATCCCGTAGCAAAAAGCTCATCTACCTTACACCCCTTTCGCTCATCGAGACGATTCTTGGCGTAAACACTCGCTGACGGTTGCAAGATAAACCCTCTTACTTCCTCACCGTCTTCGGTGGTTTTCTTGACAAGTCTAGCAACCACATCCGTCAGTCCAAGGAAGTTATTCAAGATTTTTGAGCGAATATCTGGCATGGCACGATTGTAGATAATGCCATTCTCGTCCGTCCACTGGTCAGAGGTTTCCCATGCAATAAATACAATTCGTTTGTTGAGTTGTAACAAAGCTCGTAAGCTATCAAGAATAGTGAAATCGACCCGCTGGTAATCAGCTTGCGAAGGCACACGGTTGTTATTTCCTTCACGTCCTAGGTTAGACAGGCACGCTCGGAACAACTCTGAAACGTTGTCAACAACGATAGTGTCGTATGGTTGACCGGCTCCTTTTAAAAGTTCCTTGACGATTGTTAGCCATTCATCCCAAATCTTGTGAGTGTCCACGTCTGCGATATCAATGTTTTCACAACCGCTTAACACCTTAGCTGATTTATCAATATTGATAACCAGTGTTTTGCCGGGGATATATTTGACTGCTGATGTCTTACCGAATCCCGGGTTTCCATAGATCAGATAACAAGCATCGTTATTTTTTAATTCTGTTGCCTTAGTAATTTTCATCGGATACTTAAATTACTCCTTTCTTCAAGAACTGCGCCCTTGATACGCTTACCAGATTTAAGTAACTCTTTAAGTGTTTTCTTGTCTGGTTTGTAAGTCGCTACTTGATATTTTTTAGGTAGTTTTGTTTCGTCAACCACTACTGCTTCAGATTTTCTAAAACCAACCTTGAACAGTGTGGTGTCAACCTTGGTCTGACCGGTTTCAGTCACGCTAACTGCAAGAGCCGCTTTCAAATTGTCAATTTTCGTCTGATCAGATTTATTCAATCCATCCAAACGTTTCTTTTCGTTTTTTCGGGCTTCGATATCCGCTTCGAGCGATTTAATGACTTTGACATAACCTTCTACTTTAGTTTCGTAGTCGCTAGTCCAGTCGATTGCTTCGAGCGTATCGAGTTTCGTTTCATCGTCAATTTCCATGTTATAAATTTCAAGGAATTGACCAGTTAATTCATATAATGTTGTCATAATTCTTTAATGCCTACCCTCCCACCACTTCAATTATTTATTAATTAGTCAAAAGTTCCATAAGCGCTTCGATGCCATTCTTCAAGGATTCTTCACGCTCTGTACGTTCGAAGTCCGAGCCGTCAAGTTTAGTTACATTGTATTCGACTTCTACGATAAGCACTTCACAGTCAAATGTATCAGCAAGTTTGTCGAACTCGTCTTTTTGTTTTTCATACGACTCAATCGGCACATATAGAGCATCTTCTAAATCTTCGCTGAATTTCAGTTCAAACGCTAGAGTACTTCTGTCCTTGTAACTTTTAAGAAATCCATCTTTTTCTGCGCTGTAAAATACGACTTGTTTGTTATTTTCTTTCATGATTATTATTCCTCACCTTCGTTGTACTTCTTGAAACTCAATGTCAAACCTGCGATACCTGCTGCGATGACTACGAGCCCCAAAGTGCTAGCAATTCCTTCCTTTTCACCAGTGTTAGGAAGTGTAGTGCTATAAACCGGTGTATTTGCCACCTCTTTTGGCACAGAATCGAGCTTATAAGCAACCTCGGTAGTTTCTACCTCTTTAGATTTCGGAGCGTCTACGGGCTTGTTAGGCACCTCTTTAGGTTTTTCTGGTTCCTCTGGAATTTCAAGTTCTGGCAAATCGAGGATAGGGGCATCATTCGGAATTACTCCACCTTCGAATGGTGGCAACTCACGTTCTTCTGGAATCCCCGGGATGCCACCTTGAAATTCAGGTTTGTAGTGTACCGGTGCTTCATTTGGTACTGTGCCACCGTTCCATTCTGGAAGCTCACGTACTTCTGGAATACCAGGGATGCCGCCTTGGAATTCTGGGATATCAACTTTTGGAGCTTCACGGGGGATTTCAAACGTTGGTTCTGGTTTATTTTCACCGCTGGCATCCCCTCGACCACCTACGAGTTGAATCTTCGTATATGAGACAGCACCGTCTGATTCAGCTTTCAATTCAATCTTGTTAGTAGGGTTAGTTGAGTCCTTAACAGCATTTACAAGTTTAGTCTTGTAGTACAAGTAAACCATTCGGTCCAGTCTATCCATTTTGATTTCAAAGCCATGCTCTGATTTTGAGATAGACTTAACTAAGTCCATAGCTGAGCCTTTATCAACCCACGGATCTAAACTCTCGATATTTTTCACTTCAAAATAGTCGTCAACCAACTTTTGGTTTTCTGACATTTCATCAATGATAGTCACATAGTTGAGCACTTTCTTAGCATAATTAACACGGGCTGTCCAATTAATCACTGTAGGGTCTTCTTTGTCTTGGAATCCCCATTTAGCGATAAGTTCATCTTTGCCAATGACTTGCTCCGAACCAATATTAGCTGTTACCACAGTACCGTTAAAGTTGACATTTACTGGCTTGCCTGCGACAACCTTATCTGTCCAGCTTGCATCTAGTTTTAAGTTCATGATCTTATTCAAAGGGTGTGATTTGAAATAGTCATTGAATACAGTTGTCACCTTGTTAGTGGTAGCGTCTGCTGTCGCTTTACCAACTACGGCTTTTTCAGGGTTATGTACATCAAACTCGTAAGAGGTTTGGAATTTCACTTCTTCGGGCAAGTCAAAAGTAACCCTATCCCCTTCATTCACTGGCACATCATCCGGGATTTTAATGTCTTTATACTCAACTTCGAACGGGCTATACTTTCCGTTACCGTTAGGGAAAGTAACCTCAACATTTGGATTTTTAACTGTGATCGTAGTGTCTTGTTTAGTAACCGTTGTAGGCGCTGCTGGAGTATCTGCCACTGGAGTAGTTTCGACTGGTGCTGGTGCTTCCGCAATAGGTTGTGCTTCCACTGGAGCTGGTGGAGTATATACTGGTGTTTCCGCTACTGGTGCCACTGTTTCAGACGGTGTCACCGTAACGTTGCCCGCATTGTCAGCGGTGTAGACGTTTGCCACTGCTGGTTGAGTATCTGCTGTTCCAGTCACTTCATCCGCTGATACTGCACCAGCTCCAATCAATAGAGCTGTAGCTAGTGCCAATGTGCCGCAAAGTCCATAGGCTTTAGACTTAGTGAAAGATGGTTTTGCAATTGTTTGTGAAATCATGGTATAATCTCCTTATAGATGTTTTTTTCTTGCATGGGCCCTAACCCATGCTTTTTTTAGTGCTCTCAACGTGCACCCAAAGCCCCACCGTGTCATGTTTTTCAATGTTTTATTAGACTTGTGAATGGGAAAATTAGGAAAAAAGTAATTTAGTAAAGATTTTTTGGGGAAAAATTATGGGTATAAGTTGCACTCCACGGCAGGGCTATGGCTACACGTTGAAAGATGGCGATGTTATCGGTTTCCGTATTTTGCCAAAAGCTCTTGTTCACGTTTTTTGCGAGCTTCATATTTGCGTTCATTTTCTTCGTATGGTGTCCATACTGGTTCGAAGAAATATTCTGGTTCTTGTTTCTCTTTTACAAATAGCCATTTAAGTAGTTTTTTCATTTTAAATTCCTTTCTCTTTCCCTAACCGCACTAGAGAGCTAGCGAGGACCGTGTTTTTAATTCATATATATTTAAGGAGACAATTATGAATATCAAATCGTTGTAGTTTTCGGTAGGTATTGCTTTTATATCTCCTCACTAGCTCACTGCTACGGCTAGGGTGTTATTCATGCTATATCTTGCCAGTGGGTGTTAAACCACTGTCTCACTGGGTCTCTGGGATACCTAACTTGGCTCCCTCGACCTTTGTCGATTTTCGGAAAACCATCTAAATTGGTTATCCGTAGAAACTCGGTATAGTTGCCGATTCCAAGCATCGACTGGCACTGTTTAGCAGTTAAAATCATGGGTAGCGTTTCGTCTATATCGAACGCTTTAGTTTTATCTGCTATAACTGCCGTCAGCATGCTGTCAAACTGGTCAGCTAGTGGTTTGAATGGGTTGTCCATTTAACCAGCTCCTTTCGGTGATTGTTCGTTTTGCGAACAAGCGTTTTTTAATTCTTCGTTTTGCGAAGAAATGAAATGTCGAAACGTTTCGAAATATGACAATGTTGTCACTTTTGAAATTCGTTCATGTATTATCCTTTCTGAATTCGTCTAAACTGACATCTAAAGCGTCAGCAATCTTCACCATTCTACTGAAAGAAATGTCTCTCTTTCCGATGTTCATCAACGTGTTATAGCTGATACCAGTCTTTTCAGCTAACTCTGTGACTGTCATTCCTCTGTCAATCAGTAACTTGCTTAAAGTTTTTTTCATATTCAATTCCAAAACACAATATATAGTGTTTGATTGTATTTAGAACACAACATATTGTGTTATTCTATCCTTTCTGATATAATTGATTCATGACAAACGATTAAATAGGGCCTCTCATCTCCTTATGAAAATCGCTAGTCAAATATTATGGAAAGGAGAATTAATATGTCTAATACAAAAAAATTTGACTTAGTTGGTGATATAGCATTCTTTGCCACAGAAATTGATTATGATATTGCTATATCGACAGCGGCTGGAACATACTTTGGAAAATTACTTCCTGATAATCCCGATGAAACTTATGATGGTATAAAAAAATTTTTAGAGTTTCGTAAAAATTTAGGCCATACTTTCGACGGCGACGACCCACTCGAAGCTATTCTCTTAGTAGATGTCACTTTGGTTACTAGTCCAAATCAAAAAATAACGATGCCATTTGTTTATTTGTTTATTGACCAAATAATTGGCGTCTCATGTGGCAAAATTTAAGATTAGAAACATTTGCTAGTCTTTTAGAATCAATCGTTATATTCAAAATAGCGTTTGATTCTTTTTTCTTTCCACTATATGGATATCGTTTTGGTTTCATGTTTGTTCCTTTCATTTCATTTAAATTACTTTACGTTGTTTTAATTAAGCTACTAATGTACGTTGCGTTGCCACCTCTTTCTTTTAATTTATTGTTGCGTTTCGGGAACGGTTTGCTTAAAAAAAATACCGATTTCATCCCTACCGTACCCCAGTAAGTCGGCAAGTGTGATAAGTTCGTCAGCGGTAAATGAGATTTTTCCATTCTCTCTCTTGTTATACTGATCACGAGCCAAACCCATTAGTTGAGCCATTTTCGCTTGAGTATAACCTTTTGCCACTCGCTCGGCTTTCACACGAAGCAAATCAACTTTCATAGATTACCTCCGTTTATTTAGTTTTTATTGCTTGTTCCTTAGAACAATTATAGTATACCTAACACGTTCCCATTTGTCAACACTAAAATAAAAAAAATATGAAAAAAGTTTATTTTTGGGAACGTATTGTGTATTTTCGGGAACTGTTGTATAATATTCTTACTATTAAATAAAAGGAAAAAGAGTATGAGAAACAACGAGGAAATTATTTCGCTAATAAAAAGCTATTTAGACAATAGTTCTATGTCGATGTCTGAATTAGCAAGTAAATCTGGGGTATCTAAATCGACTTTATCTAGGTATCTTTCGGGAAGTAGGGTTTTTCCTTTGAATAAAGCTGACGATTTTGCAAAAGCTTTGGGGATGACAACAGAACAGTTTTTGAACGTTAAGCCAAGTTCGCAGAATGATAACCAAAACTCCCACGACATCGATGAAATCATAGCTAATGCAATGATGTTTGACGGTAAACCGCTGACAGAGGATGATAAGCGGGCAATCCGGGGCATCATTGCGGGCTATATGAGTAGTAAGGAAAAGTGAGGTCTTATGACTGAAAACGAATTGCTTGAGCAGTTCAATGTCTCTATCTGTGAGTTCAGCTCTAGTCAATGGTCCAGAAATGGCTTTCTCGACCCTATAAACAGGGTGGTTTACATCAACGGGGATTTATCACCGGACACTCGTTTGAAGGTCATTCTACACGAATTAGGACACCTAGAGCACAATTCTAAAGACTACGAACGTTTGCGTGAGAAATACGAAGCTCAAGCTAATAGAAATATGATCCACGAGTTACTAGTTGATTATTTAAAATCTACTGATATCTACGATTTTAATTGGGTTCGCTTCGCTGCACAGTATGATATTTCAACGACTTGGGGCGAAGCTATGATACAAGATGAATTTAGGAAAATTCAGCAAACTGTTATTTAAAAAAAGGAGAAAATAAAAATGAAAATGGATGATGTTAGAAATGTACCTACTTGCTTAAAATTCGAAATAACTTTTGGCTGTACTTTTGGTGGGCTTATTTTAGGTTTTATCTTTCCTCCTTTTTGGTTATTAATGTTTGTGGGTATTGTTTTACTGTTCGCACGACTTTTTTGGGAGATAAAACACCCTATGACTAAAGAGCAAAAAGAACAAGCAAAAATAGAGCAAGCAAAAGCGAAAGAGGAATTTCAACAAGCGAGTGAGGAATTTCGACAAGCGAAAGAGGACTTGAAAGAGGAATTTCGACAAGCAAGAGCTATAAAATGCCCTCATTGCAAAAGTACGGACGTTGAATTTATGGTACAGCAAAGAAAAGGTTTCTCAGTTGGTAAAGCCGCTGCTGGAACTATTATGACTGGCGGTGTTGGTGCTCTAGCTGGTTTTGCTGGTAAGAAGGGCAAAAAAGAGTGGCACTGCAAGAACTGTGGTGCAGTCTTTACTACTAAATAAAAAATAAAACAAAAAATCCCTGCACTCTCCATCGCCAAACTTTGAGTGTAGGGATTATCTATACAAGAGGACTAAACAATGGCATCATACAGAAAACGCCCAAACGGGTGGGAATATCGTATAAATTACTACGATTCGACTGGCAAGCGAAAACCAAAGTCTAAGGGTGGTTTTAGAACGAAATCTGAAGCTATCAAGGCTGCTGCTGAAATGGAGCTGAAGCTACAAGATAACATCAATGTCGATGAAGATATCAGTTTTCTCGATTATTTCAAGCGTTGGTGCGAGGTCTACAAGCGTCCGAATGTGTCCGATGTTACGTTTAAAACCTATGTCGGTACGCAACGGAAAATAAACCATTTTTTCAGTGATAAAAAACTTAAAAATATAACTGCCACAGAATACCAGCGTGTGCTTAATCAGTACGCTGAAACACACGCTCAAAATACTGTTAAACATTTCAACACACAAGTTAAATCGTGCATTGATATGGCAGTTCACGAAGGTTATATCAAGCGTAACTTTTGCAAGTTTGCCAAAATCAATGCAAAAAATAAAGGGCGTGATCTAACCACTAAATTCCTAGAGGTAGATGAATACGAGCGTTTGATTCGTGAGACTAGAAAACACCCAGATAGTGCCATCCATGCAGCTTTATACATCATAGCTAAAACTGGCATCCGTTTTGCTGAATGCTTAGGGTTGACAGTGGATGATATTGACTGTAAAAATGGCATGCTATCAATAAATAAGACATGGAATTATGTGGACGGAACTGGTTTTATGCCTACGAAAACAAAAAGCAGTATCAGACAGATACCGCTTGATGATGATTTTATAAATTTCGTAAAACTGCTGATACCGCAACCGGACGGCAGATTATTGCCAAAGATAGCCAGCGCTGCGATTAATGAAACCTTACGGCAAATCGTAGGGCGTGAGGTGCGTGTCCACTCGTTAAGGCATACTTATGCTAGCTATCTGATTTCTCACGATATCGATTTAATATCAGTATCGCAAGTTTTAGGACATGAGAACTTAAACATCACACTAGAAGTTTATGCCCACCAACTGCACGAACAAAAGTCGAGAAACGACGAAAAGATAAAACAAATGTGGACAGAGTGTGGACGAAATACCTTAAAATAG